ACAGCTTTATTCCATGAGCAGTCTGTTGGAAATCTATTATTCACAGAATTACGATGCCAATTATATTTCAAATGTCGAGGAAGAATCCGTTACCTACATCGGTAAATGCGAGAAGCGCATGTTAAGCAGTTTCAGTAAATTGAGCACACATATTCAGAGCTTTAAAGAAGGTCCTCTGAAAAAGGTTGATAAGCCGGCTCTTGAAAAGAAAGTTAATCTGGTGGTGGATTCATTCAGCAGAGGTACAGAATCTGAGATGCTCAAATCGATTCGTTCTGTTCTGCACGCTTCGGAAGCAAAAGCAGAGTATTATGTGAACAGCAATGGCGATTTATATTTGAGAACTGCATAAAGATGGTACATGCCCTACGTGCATTTTACAAGGTGTTTTATGAAAGGAGAGGATAAAAAGCTTTTTGTCTCTTCGGTTCAATTTGGAAGTGGGGCAGCCCTATTTCCTGATTACTGAAAGGAGATAAAAAATGACAAGAAGAAAAAACGAGTATGAAGTTATCTATGGAGGCAGCAGTAAAAGATTCTCAGATCCAACAGAAAGATATGAAGACATCTATGATGAGGATGGAGATGCCGTTATTTGTGATTTATGCGGCGGAGAGATGAAATGGAAAGATAATGAATGTGTGTGCCCTGAGTGTGGGCAGCGGATGGATCGAGAAACATTTTTCAATTATATCGGAGCGGAGCCTCCTGGTCCGGAATGTACCGGATGTGAAAATATTTATCCGGGATGCGTAATCTGTCCTTATGGTTACGTCGAGGATAAAGAATAACATACTACGGATTTGAGTCGCATACAGCGGCTCTTTTCTTTTGCTATTTTTTTGCCCGCGAAAAAAACATACCCTTTTATGAAGAGAGAAGAATAAAAGCGCCATTTTAGCTTTTACTTTCTCTTTTTTATTTTCAGAAAAAATGAGAGGAGGTTTCCCTATGGCCGGGACAAAGTTGGAACGAGACTTCCAGGCAAATCTTATAAAGGAATTGAAAGAGCTGTTTGTAGGTTGCATCGTGACCAAACTGGATGCCAGCCACATTCAGGGAATACCAGACCTCTTGATTCTGTATAAAGATAAATGGGCCACCTTGGAATGTAAGAAATCTGCGAGGGCTAAAAAACAGCCGAACCAAGAGTATTACGTTGGACTGATGAACAAGATGTCTTTTTCAAGATTCATCTGTCCCGAGAACAAGGAGGAAGTATTGCATGAACTTCAACAAGCATTCAAACCTTGAAGGGCAGCACGCCTTTCTTGGCGCAAGCAAGTACCACTGGATTAATTACAGTGAAGATAAAGTTGCGGAATCTTACAGCAGATTTTTAGCGACGCAGAAAGGAACACAGCTCCATGAATTTGCGGCGCAGTGTATCCGGCTTGGCCAAAAGTTACCAAAATCGAAAAAGACACTGAACGCATATGTTAATGATGCTATCGGTTTCAAAATGACACCTGAACAAATTCTGTTTTACTCAGACAACTGTTTTGGTACAGCGGATGCGATTGCTTTCCGTGGTGATTTGCTGAGAATACATGATTTAAAAACGGGGGCTATTCCGGCCCACATGGAGCAGCTAGAAGTATACGCTGCTCTTTTTTGTTTGGAATACAAAGTCAAACCGGCAGATATTCGTATGGAGCTCCGTCTGTATCAGTCGGATGATATTTTGGTCGGTAATCCGACAGTTGAGGATATCGCACCAATCATGGATAAAATCATCACGTTTGACAGAATCATTAACAAAATTAAAGAACAGGAGGAGTAAGCATGAATCCCGTTGCGGAAGAAATTTTAATGCATTATGGAATGCCAAGACGTTCCGGCCGCTATCCTTGGGGTTCCGGCGATAATCCTTACCAGCACAGTGGCGATTTTCTCAGCCGTATTGATGAGTTGAAAAGTCAAGGGCTTCGTGAGACAGAAATTGCGGAACAACTTGGTCTGACAACTACTCAGTTGCGCACTCAGATGAGCCTTGCAAAAGATGAACGGCGCTCTCTCCAGGTTGCAACTGCTAAAGGACTTAGAGAAAAGGGATACAGTCTTAACGAAATTGCCGAAAAGATGGGATTTGCTAATGATTCTTCGGTACGCTCTCTTCTCAATGAAAATTCCGAAGCCCGCATGAACCAGGCTAAAACGACTGCCGATTTTCTGAAAAAGATGATTGACGAAAAAGGAATGATCGACGTTGGCACTGGAGTTGAGCGTGAACTTGGGATTTCCAGAGAAAAGCTGAACCAGGCGCTTTATATTTTGGAGATGGAGGGATATCCGGTTTATGGCGGTGGTGTTCCGCAAGTGACAAATCCAGGCAAACAGACGAACATCAAGGTCATATGCCCTCCTGGGACAGAGCATAGAGAAATTTATGATTTCGATAATGTTCATTCAGTAAAGGACTATGACCAGATTCTCAGCGAAGACGGGCAGAAAATAAGACCCGCGTTTCAATATCCGGAAAGTATGGATTCCAGTCGCCTGAAAATTAACTATGCGGAAGACGGTGGTATCCAGAAAGATGGCGTAATCGAGATTCGGAGAGGCGTGGATGATTTGTCGCTTGGCGATTCCCATTATGCCCAGGTTCGCATTATGGTTGATGGAACGCATTATCTGAAAGGAATGGCAGTATATTCTGATGACCTCCCGGATGGCGTGGATGTGTTATTCAATACAAACAAGAAAACTGGAACACCGATGACCGATGTTCTTAAGAAAATCAAAGATGATCCTGACAATCCATTTGGCTCTTTGATTAAGGAACATGGAGGACAGAGCTATTATATTGACAAAGATGGGAATGAAAAACTTTCCCTTATCAACAAGCGTGCTGAAGAAGGAGATTGGGGAGAATGGAGCGACCATCTTCCGTCCCAGTTCTTGTCGAAGCAAAGCATGACCCTTATCAATAAGCAGCTTGGACTTGCCACTGCTGATAAAGTTGCAGAGTATGACGAAATTTGTGCGCTTACCAACCCTACTGTCAAGAAGACATTGCTTAAATCATTTGCTGATGATTGCGATTCGGCGGCAGTGCATCTTCAGGCAGCAGCATTACCAAGACAGAAGTACCAGGTCATATTACCTTTGACCACAATCAAAGATACAGAAGTCTATGCTCCAAATTATAAGAATGGAGAGCAGGTCGCTTTGATTCGGTATCCGCATGGTGGTACTTTTGAAATTCCGGTTCTTACCGTGAACAATAAGCAACCAGAAGGTAAGAAGGTACTTGGTAATACACCAAAAGATGCAATCGGTATTAACAGTAAAGTTGCGGAACGTTTGTCGGGTGCCGATTTCGATGGCGACACTGTTATGGTAATTCCGACAGGCGGAAAAATTAAGATTACGTCTACCCATCCGCTCAAAGGATTGGAAGGATTCGATCCTAAAGAGAAGTATGGTCCTGACAGCACTACGCAGCCCTATAAGCGGATGAAAAATACTCAAACCGAGATGGGAAAAGTGTCAAATCTGATTACTGATATGACATTAAAGGGCGCTACAGAAGATGAACTTGCTCGTGCAGTCCGGCATAGCATGGTTGTTATTGACGCCGAGAAGCATAATCTCGACTATAAGAGAAGTGAGCAGGATAACGGAATCGCATCTCTGAAAAAGAAGTATCAGGGAAGAGTCGAAGACGGAAAGTATAAAGAAGGCGCCGCCACTTTGATTTCGCGTGCTAAATCTGAGGTATCTGTGCCTAAGCGTAAAGGAAGCCCCACTATCAATGAGGACGGCTCCTTGAGCTACAAGACTGCTGACGATCTTACCTATGTTGACAAGAAAACCGGAAAGACCAAGACCCGCACACAGGCCAGCACACAGATGGCTGAAGCCAAGGACGCCCGTACCCTTTCCTCAGGCACCCCTCAGGAAGAAGCCTATGCCTCCTATGCTAATAAGATGAAGTCCCTGGCTAACCAGGCTCGTAAGGAGATGGTGAGTACCGGTAAGATCCCCTACTCTGCTTCCGCCAAGGCGGCCTACCAGAACGAAGTAGACTCCCTTAATGCTAAGCTCAATGTGGCCCTTAAGAACGCCCCTCGCGAAAGACAGGCTCAGGTAATTGCAAATGCTACAGTAACGGCAAAGAAGCAGGCAAATCCCGACATGACCAATGCTGAGATCAAGAAAGCAAATCAACAGGCTCTCACAGCAGCACGAAAACAGGTGGGAGCAGAGCGCAAGCCAGTTGTCATAACAGATAGAGAATGGGAAGCTATACAAGCCGGAGCTATTAGCGAAAGCAAGCTGACACAGATTCTCAATAATGCCGACATCGACAGCCTCAGACAGCGAGCGACACCCCGTGCTACTACAACATTGAGTACCGCTAAGCAGAACAAGATTGCCTCTATGAGCGCTTCTGGTTATAGCACATCTGAGATTGCTGAAGCACTTGGCATTTCTACATCAACCGTGTCTAAATACTTGTAATGAAAGGAGTGAATTGTTCATGCAACAGCAATGCATGTTGACAACGATTGACAATCCGTTTGATCCATTTGAACAGTTTCATTCCTGGTTTCTGTTCGATGTGGAAAAAGGTTACAATACTTGCGCTTATCTTGGAAGAATTGCGCGAACTTCTGAACAGATGTCGGATGAAGAGAATGACATCGAAGTGGAACGTGCAATCGATGAAATCATTAAATACGATTTCCTGAACATCTATAAAAAGGTGAAGAAACAAGGTAATAGCAGGAAAAGTAATCAGGATTCAAGCAATAAAGCAAGCTAACAACAATTCGTATACTGTCAGAGCCTCCGCTGACAGGGCTGCCATAAGGTATAGGGGGGGTCGCCAAAATAGCACCCCCTCCCTTATCGCGGCGGTCTTTGAAAATTCTCTGGGGGATATTTTTGTAGAAACTTTTTATATTTTCATGGTACTAAAAAGAACTCGCAGGGTTCGTATGACGCCACAGGATCGCTTTCCTGTTTTCTCCTTTCAGATTCAGGCGTGAAACAGCTTTGCGAGTTCTTTTTAGTGTCATGAAACTGGTCTATTAGTATATTGATTCCCAACAGAACTATGTTAAAACCAAATGATATTTGAACGAGAGGAGGCGATAACTGTGGGAAAAACCAAAGTCGTTAGTTCATCAGGGACTGCCCGCAGGATGCGTCCGGCTCTGACACCTGAGGCAAGAGAAAACCAGATGATTTCTTTGGCGATGGATGTTGCGGAAGAACGGTTAAGAAATGGAACGGCATCTTCTCAGGAAATAGTTCACTTTTTAAAGCTTGGCTCATCCAGAGAGAAGTATGAGCAGGAAAAGATCGCTTTGGAGAACGAGCTTGTAAAGGCCAAAACAGAGGCAGTTGCTTCAGCAAAGGACATAAAGGAGATGTACGATCAGGCGATGGCCTCTTTCCGTAGATATAGTGGGCAGGAGGATGATGACGATGAGTATTAGAACATATTCCGAACT